CAATGATGAAGAAGATCCTCCTGGCCCAGACTTACTAAAATATGAAAAAGCCGGTTTGCAGTCCTCAGTAATCGCATTCCCTGCATCGCTGTTACCTTGATCGGCTAAAAATACTTGCGTCTGCTCGCCGTAATAGAGCGAGTCTTGCTGCAGTTCCCAACAATTGGCGTTCCAGTTGCGAAACCGACACCAAGCCCTGGAGATGGGATTTTGTACCCATTGGTGCATCACGGAATTCGTCACTTCCGGCACGTTGATGATGATCTTATTACCCAATGGGTAATCGATCGGCTGCCAGCCGAAGTTGGCGTTATAGTTCTGCACATCATTGTTGATAGCGTTTAATATCTTAAACGTTAGCTGCTTATCCGCATCTACCCGATCAGTGAGTACTGCGGCATTTAAGGATGTGAGCCCATCGGCAGTAATGACCGCGATATCAGATGCCAGTTTGCAATAACAGCGTCGGCCTATGGGCCTCCCAATCCTAAATATTCCGACCAGTGACCATGTCGATACTTGAGAGGGGTCATAGCCTTGATATAGCGCTACCTCACCTTCTGTCGTGATGAAGGCCGCATAGTCGCTGATGCCGGCCACATTCTGGATGGTCCAGGACGCCATTTGCATGAGCGTGCCACCCATCTTAAACAGCGACCCAAGCGGCAATAGCGTAAGTGCACCCTGGAATGCTGTCACGGGCGCATACCAGACGTTCATGGTGTTATTTTCGATATACCAGCAGCGCTGCTGATGCACCGTGATCGTGATCAGATTCGCAGGCGATGCAGGACCTGTCATCACGCAGGGATGCCAGCCAGCACTTAATGTCGCCACATTGATACTAAAGCCAGATCCTGTACCACCGATATTAGCTGCAGCAGCGGAGACCGTATCGCCGACCAGATAGTTTTGGCCCCAGCCATTAACCATAATCGTTACCGAAGTGACCGAACCTCCGGCCACTACAATGGTAGCGAGTGCTCCTGAGCCTGAGCCACCCGTTAATGGCACATTGGTATAAGTGCCTGCCGTGTAAAGGGTGCCACCAACCAGCGTGTTAAAGGTCAGGATATTGCCGGTAGTCCCATTATAGAACTGTGGCGTATCGACCCCATCGACCCAGATAAGGAAATTGCCCCCACCGGCATTGAACATTGCATGTTGAAGCTTATCGCTCGATAGCGCAGTGACTACCGCAGCACCTACCGCACCTTGAGCGGTAATGTCATAGATCGCAGTACCAGAGGCCGCAAAGAGCTTACGGGTTGGCAAGCCGTTATAAGCCATGACCGTATTGACATGCGTCGGCAAACCGGAAGCCCAAAGCTGCGTGCCATTGCGCAAGGATACATATGATGGCTGCGGAAACCAGTTATCCATGATCACCGCATCAGTGGGCGGCATGGCGGCTAAGCTGTCGCGGGCATTAACCCCGCCGACCGGCGCCGGAACGCTAGTCGTGATCGATTTCAATTAACGTGCTTCCACGTCTTGCGCAAACAGAGATTACAGACCGCGGTTTCAGTAATACCGAATTCGATAGCTAATGGCTTCAAGTTTTCTCCTGCATTGCGTCTTGCGCGAATAATACGTACTTTATCGGCTGTTAATTTCGCTTTGTTATTCTGTATAGATACAATGAAACGTTCTATGACCCAAATCCGGTATCTGGGACATTGGCACTATTCAAGAGTCGAATTCCTGATGCCCTTGCATTGAGCGGCAAGTTACGCGCTGAGGCTGCACGACCGGCCACTCGATCGAACTTGTCTTTGTATTCCTTGTACTCAGCCTCCCAATCCAAGCCCTTAGCCTTCAAGAAGCGCCATTTCAGGCTCAATATCATCAGATCTTCGGAAATCAGCGATACGTCCGTGTCATTCGCCCAGGTATTGCTCACCCCGACAGTAGGTGCTGCGGCGATCGCTGCCCACCAGCTGCTGACGTATTCGTAAGCGATCGTATCGGTGAAGAGACTGGTGGCTGATCCCACCGGGTTGATATAAAACTGCCCCTGCATGATGCGAAAACGCATACGAGGACCTACTGGGCTGATGCCTGACTTGATGACTTGCCACTCCTGCGCATCCAAGGGGCCAAGCAACTGCCATCTGAAGTTGCGGTCCCACTCGGTCTGTACGATCAAATAGGCCAAATCCGAGGGAAGCGGATAGTTCTCAGTCGCAAAGGTCACCGACTGTCCCGCGAGGGATATTGTCGCCGTAGGCGCTTGGGATATTGAAACGCTGGAGCCCACAACTCCCGGTGGGACGACCAGGGTATCGTTGACTAGGCCAGTCGAGTAGACGTTCTGACCAATCGTAATACCGACCGTACTGGATAAATTCGTAAGGGTAGTGGATCCTGGTGTAATCGTGCAGGTGTAAGGACCAACCCCGGAAGTCTGGAACGTATATTGCTTGCGCAGCTGCTGCCAATAGCCAGCAGCCCGCGGATCCTCAGCCATCTCCTTGCCGGCACGATTGGCAAGGGCGAGCGTCTGTATGGCCTGTGGATCAGGATTTCCAATGATCGTCGGCAGCGATGGGAGTCCGATTTCTGTTAAGGCTGCCGTACAGATCGACAATAGGCTCATGCCGCATCTTTCTTCTTAGTCATCGAGTTAATCTGCGCCTGCATGCCCTCGATCTGCTTCTCTAAGGTTTTTACCCGCTCTTCTGCCTTGGTTGCCTTTTCCTGCTCCTTGGTGGCGAGGCTCATCAGTTCCTGCTCATCTAAGGCAGCTTTCGCCATATCGCGGAACTTACGTCCCCCCATGATGTTGGACGCCGCGGCATCAGATAGTCCTGCTAGGGCTTCCACGGTAGGCACATTTAAGGCCTTGAGGCTTTCAGCAAAAGAGCGCGTAATAGCGCCCCACTCAGAAATATCCCAGCCCTTATCGATTTTCTCACCCTTTTTAAGAAAGAGTGCCCAAGCCGCTGGATATTTTGTAGGATCTGATTCACCTTCCGTGTCATCGATTTCCCAGCCATCTTGCTCATATTCATCCCCTGAAATCTGTTTGTACTTAGGAGTGACCCCTTTGGCGAGCATGTCCCATACCGTCTTGGTGTTGCCGGGGCTGACGATGTTTATGTAGACGCGGTCCTCATAGTATGGATACCCCTGCTCCTTTGAGATGGCCTCCATGAGCACAGGTTTCGCATAGAAACGAACCAATAAGCCCTTTTCTGTTCCATAAATGACCTTGCCGCTCGCCCCAATCGTTTGCGGTGTAGCAAATTCGCTCATAAGTTGACCTTCCAAGTGTAGTTTTCGCCTAATTCTGGTTCGCCAAAAGCCTCAGTAACAGCCTGTTTCACTCCCCAGCAGGGGAATGCGGTGTTCTCGTAGTCGTGCCCTGAGATAAAGCCTCCGGGCTTAATCTTTGGCGCCCAAGCCTCAATGTCTGCCTTGCAGCCTTCGTAAGAATGATCTGCATCGATAAAAACGAAGTCCAGGCTCTTATCTGGGATCTCTTTGGCTGCATCGGATGAGTCCTTGCGCAATATCTTGGCCCTTGGGCCTGCGAAATAGATCATTTGATGGGTAATGCGGTAGTAGCGCTCTTGCTGCTCTTGGGTGAGCGTGGCATGGAAGTCCCCGGAGGCTGCATATTGCGGCTTGTGCTGCGCGGTCCAGGAGTCCACAAGATAGAGTGTTAGATCCTCACGGGTGAGCAATCGGCGGGATAACTCGCCCGCAAAGACACCTATCTCAGCACCCACCGGGTTTTCCTTATCCTGAAGCCAGGTGAGCAGGCTCTTGGCACGAAGGTCTGCCGCAGTCGATACCGGCATGGCATGTTTGGCCATGGTAGGGATTAGCCCTGAACCATAAATCGATAGTTCACAGCCCAAAGCGGTCAATTGATTCGCTAGGCTTAAGAACTGCTCACCCTGCTGAATCATCCAGGGGCTACAGTTGAACTTCTCTCCATGGACAATGACTTCGAGCACCAGCTCATCATCATTTAAAGCCTGAGGATAGGCGTGATGTTCATTCTCGGCATAGCAGGAGTCAAAACCGAACAATAGGAACTGCCGATGACCTAAGATATAGGCCAGTGATAGTGCATTAAGCCCGATGGTTGAACCGCCACTGACCATGGTCGGACCTTTGGAATCCTTGCCGATCACATCAAGGCATGTCTCTGTATGCGGATGCCAACATACTAATCTATCGCCGGCAGCATCCAAGACCTTGGGATGGCACTGCGAAGCGTAGTAGCACACTGTCTCATCGGTCGGCACGAAGGATAGATTCTGCTCCCTCGCATCGTGCATCACATGGGCATTGGGAGTAACGCCTTGCTCTTTTAAATAGTTGTAGGTGTTATTGGTGGCATAGACGATGGCACCGGATAGCTG